AGATGCAAGCAAATATTATCCAAAGCTATCATTCTTTAGAATTTCCATGTATCGAGACAAGAACCTATTTGCAGACAACTCAGGAGATAAAATTACATCTACCTCAGATTATGCCCTTGGGTCATTAAATTATCCTATCTTATCTAGAAATTATAATAACGGGTTGAGAGTAACAAATCAGGCAGGATTTGATTTAGATACAGGCAAGTCTGTGAAGTCTGTTGAGATGTTCTTCACGCCGCTCACGTTGGCTTCTAACACCCTTTTCTACGCTACCGACCCTTCTACTACCAGATTGGCCTGGAACGGCTCTGGAGCGGTTTCTAAAGCTAATATAGCTAAAATATATGTGAACAATGTAGATGTAACTAATCTAACAAATATCAGCTCATATCTCAATGCTGAAGAGCCTCACCACATGGTAATTGTATTTACAAATCCAGTGACAGGCACATTTAAATTCAATTACGAAACAACTGGTGGCCCAGCCAACCTTTATAAGAATGTAGCGCTATACGAAAAGGAATTAACTGCACCGCTAGTTGAGACCCACTTTGAGCTATATACAGGAAGACCAGTTTCTTCAGTCCTTGAATCGTCAGTCACTCTGACAGAATCAGACGTTATTGCATATAATAATGACTGGATCGTCCTACAAAGCGTATAATTTTGTCATCTTCTGTGACAAAAAGCTGGACTTAGATTATAAATAATGGTAAAATAAAATACTATGGATATCAAAAGCATTAAGCAGCAAATCGTAGAAGAATCCCCTCTAGGGATATATGTTTGGGAAATGCCAGACGGACGATGGATTGGAGACGACGATGGGAACTTTCTTTCAGTCACGTCCAAAAAAGGCAACCGATCAAGAATGGATGCTCTTGCTAGAGAAGTTCGCTCATATGGTATTTATGAGGGGCAACCTAAATTTCTTAGTGCACGTAGAAAAATCAACGACGAAGAATTCGAAGAGCAGCACCAAAGACTCAAGTGGGGGCTAGTTCCAGATCCGCTTGATATTGGTAACTATAAGGATGAGCTTAAAAATATAAGGGCAGAGGGACAATAATGATTAGATACGAAGAAGAGAATGAATCTAACGATGTTAGCATTTCAAATGTTGCAGACTGGATGAAGTTTAATACTCCAGTAGAATCTGCCACACAGGACCCATTTAAAGTTGAAGGCGAAGAGCTTACTAAAGTATCTGGACTCGGCCCATCATTTAGACGTAAGATGAACCGTGATCTTCAAAAGAGATTCCAGGGAATTGAAGGAACAGAAACACAGCAGAACTTGCTTGCACAAGCAATTACTGGCTATGCTATGTTTGATCTTATTGAGCCACCTTACAATCTAGATTACCTTTCAACCATTTATGAAATTTCACCATACAACTACGCAGCAATTAATGCTAAGGTCTCCAATATCGTTGGACTAGGTCACGATTTTGTTGAGACAAGAAAAACACAAGAAGCATTCGATAGCATCTCAGACGAGAAGTCTTTGGAACGTGCACGTCGAAAGCTAAATAGACTTCGCCAAGATCTTTATGATTGGCTAGAAGAATGTAACGAAGAAGAAACATTCACAGAAACTTTGATTAAAGCCTACACAGATGTTGAGGCAACAGGAAATGGATACCTAGAAATAGGTAGAACAACTTCTGGCAAGATTGGATATATTGGACATATCCCAGCAAAGACAATGCGTGTGCGTCGTCTTCGTGACGGATTTATTCAATTGCTTTATGGCAAGGCTGTATTCTTCCGCAACTTTGGAGACCAGGAAACAGAGAATCCAATTGCAGGTGGACTAGAGCGTCCAAATGAAATTATTCATTTAAAGAAGTACACACCAACAAATAACTATTACGGAATTCCAGATATTGTAGCTTCTTCAAATGCTATGGCTGGAAACGAATTTGCTGGTAAGTATAACCTAGACTACTTTGAAAATAAGGCTGTCCCACGTTATATTATTACAGTAAAGGGTGCTAAGCTTTCACCTGAATCAGAGCGCAAGCTTCTAGAATTTTTCCAGGTTGGCCTAAGAGGAAAGAACCACAGATCCCTCTATATTCCACTTCCAGCAGATTCACCAGATGCTAAGGTTGAATTTAAGATGGAGCCAATTGAGGCGGGAACACAGGAGTCATCATTTAACGTATACCGTAAATCAAATAGAGATGAAATCCTCTTGTCTCACCGTGTCCCAATTAATAAAATTGGAACTCCAGAAGGAGTCAATTTGGCAGTCGCAAGAGATGCCGATAAGACATTTAGAGAGCAAGTATGTCGTCCAGCTCAAATGAATTTAGAGAAGAAATTAAATAAAATCGTTGAGGAAATGACAGATGCCCTATTGCTCAAGTTTAACGAATTGACACTTACAGACGAAGATACACAGTCTAAGATCGATGAGCGTTATTTGAGAATGCAGGTAATTACCCCTAATGAGGTTAGAATTAGAATGGGACTCGTTCCAATCGATGGCGGGGATAAAGTAGTGCAATTAAAGCCACAGCAACAGGCAGAGGTAAGAGCACAGGCGGGACAAACCAGAACTAGAGATTCTGAGAGGTCTGCAAATTCACCTGATATTTCTGGAGAGGGTAGAAATGCACAAGGCGATGGAAGGCAAGTCGACTAACCCTACTCAACCATTATTTGCCTTTTTATCTATAGATAAATATAATTGAGCATATGAATATTGAGAAATCTCTTTGGTCCTCACATGGCGACGACATTACGCTGTCGATCCCATTCACCAAAGTTAACCGTGAAAAAAGAACAGTATCAGGTTTTGCAACACTAGACAACCTTGATCAGACTGGTGACGTTGTCACAGCTGAAGCAAGCTTGAAGGCATTTGAAAACTTCCGTGGAAATCTTCGTGAGATGCATCAGCCAGTTGCAGTTGGTAAAGTTGTTTCATTCAAACCAGAAACATACTACGACCCAAAGACAAAAGAATTTTTTAATGGCGTTTATGTAGATGCATACATCTCAAAGGGCGCACAAGATACTTGGGAGAAAGTTCTTGACGGAACACTCGCAGGTTTCTCAATCGGCGGAAAGATTATTGAATCAGATAATGAAGTTAACAAGGCAACAGGTAAGACTGTAAGATTCATTAAGGACTATGCATTGATGGAACTATCAATCGTAGACTCACCAGCAAATGAGCTTTGTAACATTTTGTCTATTTCTAAGAGCAATGGCCAGCTAGTATTTAAAGGAATGGCAGCAGAGATTGCAACAGAAAATATTTTTTATTGTCAGGAAAGCGATTCAGTATTCATATCAACTGAAGCATCATACGATTCACCAGTTACAGGAAAGCCTGCAACACTCATTGGTTGGGTCGAGAGTAATGATGTTAACAAGTCAAAAGAAATAGATAAGATTCTTGATTTACATAAAAAATCAAGATTGTCCATGCCTGAAACACAAATTGCAAAACAGGCAGACATAGAAGGAGGTAAAGAAGTGTCAGAAAATACAGAAAACGTAGTTGCAGAAGATGCAGTAGCACCAGAAGCAGCCGTAGAAGACACAGCAGTTGTTGCTGAAGAAGCACCAGCTGTTGAAGAAGCTCCTGCAGATGCAGTAGCAGACGCTTCTGCCGAAGTTCTAGAAAAAGCAGCCGACGTATCAGAAGTTATGGTTGATGAACCTGATTTTGCAAAGATGCTAGTCGATCTTAAGGGCTTTTTCTCAGACACACTAAATAAGGCTTCAGAAGCAAATGCCGCACAGGTTTCAGGTATCAAAGATACTGTCGAAACTTTCAGCAAGAGCGTAGATGTTCGAATTTCAGAACTGGCAGAACAACATGCAGCACTTTCAAGTGCTGTACAAGACATCAAGAACACGATTGATGGCGTAGAAAAGCGTGTCGACGCAGTAGAATCAGAGACTGCAATTAAGAAGTCCTCAGACCTTGGCGGGTCTCAGGAAGTAACAATCAAGAAATCAAAGTGGAACGGTTCTTTCCTCGGTTCCGTGAACGAAATTTTTAACTAATCAAAGGTAGGTGAAATATAAATGAGCAATGAAACATTAGAAAAAGCAATTGCAGCAGGTACAACTGCTACAGGTACATTTGCTTCCGCAACTGGCGGAACAGGCGTACACCGTGCTTCCGAAAACGGAAACGGCGGTTTGCTTAACCCAGAACAATCAGCTCGCTTTCTAGACTACATGTTCGACGCAACCGTAATTGGTAAGGTCGCCCGTACAGTCCGCATGAGAGCAGATACCACAGAGATTGATCGTATGTCAGTTGGCGAGAAGCTTATGAAGCTTGCAACTGAAGGAGATAACGATGCGTCAAACGCAGCAGTTACTTTCTCAAAGATCTCTCTTACAACAAAGAAACTCCGTCTTGACTGGGAGCTTTCAACAGAGTCTCTAGAAGACAACATCGAAGGTGCAGATCTCGAAGATCATATTGCACGTTTGATGGCAACACAGGCAGGTAACGATATTGAAGATGTAGTCCTTAACGGAAATACAGCTGCAACATCAGACAACCTCTACAAGGCATTTGACGGTGTCGTAAAGAAGGCTAAGACTTCAGGTCGTGTAGTTGATGCAGCGGGAGCTAATATCTCTCGTGCAGTATTCAACTCAGCACTTAAGGCTATGCCACGTAAGTACAAGCAGCGTCGTTCTGACCTTAGATTCCTTTCAGGTTCAAACTTGATTCAGGATTATCTCTACACAGCATCACTACTCGGTGCAGATGGATCAGCTAACCCACAGGATATCGCATCAAGCGTAATCCGTGGACAAGGCGTACAGCCACTTGGTGGTCCAGCAGGATACGTAGCACCATTCGCATTTGGTATTCCAGTTGTCGAAGTTCCGCTACTTCCAGAAGCACAGACTGGTGACTACTCAGGAGCAACAGGTTCACACGGAGACGTACACTTGACATTCCCAAATAACGTAGTTATTGGTATCAAGCGTGACGTAACTGTCTACCGCTTCTTCTGGCCACGTAAGGACTCAATCGAGTACACAATGTTTACTCGTGTTGGCGTCCAGATCGAACAGGCTGACGCTTGGGTCGTTGTGAAGAACGTTAAGGTCGCTTCCTAATTATTAGGATTTAGATCCCATTGAAAGCCCCCTAAATTAATTTTTAGGGGGCTTTTCATTTTAATTTAGTAATGCTATAATTGCATTGAGTAGAATGAGGAGATTTATATGTCATTTGAGACATTAAAGATATCTGAACTAAAAAAGATTGCCGAAGATTTCGCAGTCGAAACACAGGGCTTAAAGAACAAAGCCGACATTATCGCAGCTCTTTCAGAAGAGGGCGTAACTTGGTCTGTATATAACAAGACCATTAAGCAGATTGAAGAGGACGCAGAAGATATGTCAACAGAAGTATTGCCTAAATTTGATCCAAAGGCAGAACAACCAGAGAACACAGTATTGGTAAGAATGACAAGAGACAACTTCCGATACGATATTTCTGGTCACACTTTTACAAAAGAACACCCATTTATCGCAATGCACAAGGATCAGGCACAAGAAATTTTTGACAGGGAGGAAGGTTTCAGATTAGCAACTCCAAAGGAAGTCCAGGAGTACTACAACTAATCTAAGCCTATAAGATGGCAGAGGTATTAATAAATAGTCAGTCACCAGTAGTTCATCAAGTATTTTGGAACGGTGATATTGCAGTAGCAGATAATCTTCCAACAGTTAAGTTATATGACGTGACTATGGATCCAGCAATTAGTCCTGCCATCAACCCAACACATCTTATTGCAGTATTAACATCTGCAGTAGATGAAACAAATCCAGGAACTTATGTTCTTAATATACCTTATCAGTATACTAATAGAAACAAGACTCTCCGACTGCTTTGGGAATATAGCATCGGAGGCGTAGCTGTAGCTAAATCACAGGAAGTGTTTGTGGTTACACCTTATGTCGATCTAACAAACTCATTTGGTTCTTTAGGAATCAGCACAGATCCATCAGATCCAAATTATAAGTCTTATTCAGATTTAATTAAGGCGGAGAAGTATGCTAGAAAGCAGATTGAGTCTTATACTAAGCAGAGCTTCTTCCTATATGACGACCTACACGTTGCTTATGGATATGACTCTGACATTCTTCCACTTCCAGCAAAGATTAATGAGATTCATGAGCTTTACGCAAATGACGTACTTCTTCTTGATACCATCAATGAAATAGATAACTGGAACTATCCAGTAGAAATTTCTGAAAGCGGATATGGAATTAAGATTAATAGAGCAGGCCTCATTGATAACACAGTTTATACAGCAAATGGAATGATTCCTCCAAGCATCCACGATTCTTCTGGAGTATTTCAATCTGGCGTATCGTACAGAGTTCAAGGAAGATTTGGATGGGAGAAGGTTCCAGACAATGTGGAGCTTGCTGCTATCGAATTGATGAAAGACTACTTCTCAAAGGATACTATCTGGAGAAATAAGTACGTAAAGACCATCTCTACATTTGACTGGGATTTCGAGTACAACGGAAATGCTTATACTGGAACTGGTAATGCTTATGCAGACTCGCTCCTAAATGATTATATTCTTGATACTAAGGTAGAAATTATATAATGAATAGCATCGTAGACTCAGTACTGTCTATGAGTTTAGATGTTTATAGACAATCCGAAACTCAAGACCCAGATACTGGGGCAATTGTTAGACAGTGGAATTACTATAAAACAGTATCCTGTCATGCAAAAGGAGTTATCAGCAACTCCGCAACAACAAGATCCAGCGATAAGCAGGTATTTTCAAATAAGTATATTAATGACCAGATTATTCAGGTTAGAACCTCTGTGCGCCTAACAGCCAGAGAAAAGGTTACAAACATAAGAGATGCTAAGGAAAATGTAATCTGGACAGAAATTAATTTTCCCAACGAGACCCCCACAGTATTTGAAGTTATAGGTACAACCCCTATCACAGACCCATTTGGAAATGTTATAGCATATA